GAATTCATCTTCTTGAATGTCTTGGCTAAATTCACTCGTTTAGCTAATAAAGTATTGCCTGTCTTTTTTGCTTTTTTAAGCATAACAGCCAAGTCTTTATTAGATAACTTTTGCTTACTGTTCTTAATCAATTTCATTCTTAAAGCTGTTGCTCGTAACGCACCAGGTTTCTTGACTGCTCCCTGTATCCAATCTCTGTTATTGTTGCCGTTGGTGGACATTTCTAATCTGTTCCTTCAAATTTATCATCCCAATCAACATCATCTTCTTCTTCTTCTTCATCAATGATGTCGGTGATCTTTTCAACGATGTCATTCTCCTTGTCGTGCAGTGCTTCTAGCTTCTCAAGTTCTTTTCTTATTTTTTCTAAAGGTGTTAATTTCTTCTTTGATCTTTTTTTAGGTTTTGTTCTCACTATCTTCTCCCTTCTGGTCTAGCTTCAATCTGAACACCAGACAGGGTTGTAAACTTGCCTGATGCAATAATTCTTATGCGATGATACCTGCTTGTTGATCGAAGTGGGCAATCGCCATTGTTTGATCTTTCGCTTACAGCCGTTCCTACTGTTACGGCATCGGCTTGGGAAGAACGAGTAATAGGCGTTGCTGTTACAGTTCCAGTAAATCCATTGACATCGACAATGGGCGTACAGTTGATGAGTGTGCTTCTTTTGCCTTCGACTCCTTCAAATTCCTTTGTGTCAATTGTTGCGTCAACATTAGTGCCACTAAACTTGCCGAACTTGTGCGAAGAATTAAATCCTGCCAGTCCGATCTGACCATCCAACCAGCGATACGAGTCCAAGCTGTAAGGAAGCGTATCAATTGATGATGAAATTGCATCGAGAGCTTCAAGCGTGAATGCCTCTTGCGCTGAAGTAGCCAAGTATTCTAAATCAACACTTGCCGTACTCCATCTATTAACGGCATAGTTAAATACAAGTAGTTTGTTATTAAGTGAAATGCCACCTGTCGCATCAGCTCCACGATATGACCAAACAACCAAGCTGTTGTTCGGATCAATTGCGGATGTGATGCCATCAATATTTGTTAAAAGATCATTGTAAAAAAAATCATCTATCTTGCCGTTTCCAATTGGCTCTAGTTGCTGACCACCAGTCAGTTTATAAAAACCATCGTCAGCCAAGAAGAAAATCATGTTACCAAAGGAAGCAACAGAACGAGGAGCAAATGCTCCAATGTTATCTGCGACCTTATTAAAGGTAAAGATCAATGGAGAGCCGGTATAGTCTGCTCTGTAAATTGCTCTTTCAAAAAATATTGTTGCAAAATCCTCACCACCAACAACTGCTTGAATCTTGCCATGCGTTCCAACTACATCCTGATAACCAGACTGTGTTGCCGTACTTGCTGTCCAATCGGAGCTATTATTAAGTGCTGACCATTTTACTCGTTGAAAGTTCGTTGTGAACTTTTCAAGTTTGTGTGTTTCTGATCCACCAGTTGCCGATAAAGTAATGGCTGTTCCTGCCACAGCGTTTGCTGCCGTTGTAGCCAGTTTAATTGTATCAGCATCAACCTTGATAACATAATAGGTGCTACCATCGGTTAAGTTGGTTAAAGCCGTATTGCCGTTCCTGTCATAGACAACTGTATCACCAGTTGCCCATCCATGAGCCGTAATCGTTATTTCATTGCTTGAAATAGCATTTGAATCAAATGTCTTGGCTGTTTCAATTTCTTTCGTATAACCTGCAAAAACAAAATCTCTAACAGTTGCCACATACTTTGCGTGAATGGTACTGATGAGATCACCGAACAAGCTGCTCGATGTTTCATCAAAATATTGAATCGGATCGGAATAGTTGGTTGCGATGACTCTGTTTCCAAACTGCGTGAATGACCAGAAATCCCTGTCATTCTCCGTTGTGGAATTGGAGTAGTTTCCTGCTTTTGACTTGTCGTTGAATGCCTGTGAAGAATCATACTGATACAGTTTTGTCGTATCTCCTGCATAGTTTGTTGATCCTGTAGAGGAAAACGCTGTGAATAATCCAACAGCAGTCGTTCCTAAAGCATTAGTGCTTCTCTCGGCAAAGTTCGGAAATCCTCTGTAGCCAATTTTGGCAGGGATCACTCCATCTACCTTGATAGCTCCAGGATTTGAGTAAGTTGGAAGATCGGCAAGTAATTCACCAAACTCAATCATTTACACCACCATTTTAGCTGACATATTCAAAGGCGCACCAGATGTCCTTCCTTGTGAAGATGACAAATTGGCACTTTTAACTCCCTCTTGATATAGTCCTGCCCATACTGGCAGTCTTTCGTCTTGCATTAAAAATGGTGCTGATTCAGCCAGTGATCCATATAAATACAGATCAGGATAATTCGTTAAAATAGCATTCGATGTATCGGAACTGGACAAGGCAGTTAATTTCTTAAATATGCCTAATTCTAAAACATTAGCTGCATCAGGTTTAAATCCTAAATAAATTTTTGTTCCTACAATAGTATAGTATCGTGGCGTTCCAGATCCTTCTCCTGCATTATACACTCTGAACAAGTCAGGTGGAGACATATAATCCAAATAGGTATAGGGATTCGATTGCCAAGTGACAAATCGCATCTCCAGATAACCTGTAGGTAAATCATAGCTTTGAGTACCAGAAACAGTTGTAGTGGAAACATCGTCAGATTCCATCTCACGAACTCTTAAATCCCTTGCGTGTCTTGCTTCAGCCAAATCAATAAATGTATCAATATTATCTGTCAGGTCTGATCTGTTTAAATAGTTAGCAATCTCCGTTTTGAGATTGGCATAGGTGTCTAGTGCCATTAAATGTTTCCTTGATAAATTCTAAAGTGTCTATTGTCTGGATCGTTGATCCATTTCTTAAATCGTGGTCTGTCAAGAATCTGACCTCCATTGGACATGATTCCTTTTTGTGCCAATTGCTGAACAATAATCAAGGGTATGGATGCAACCTTGTACATTTTTGCATCTTGCATTCCTCTGACCTTGTAGGCATCAGCACCCATATTGGCTTCTTTCTTGTTCATTTCCAATATCGGTGCGACATCCTGTATGTCCTCAAAGTGATACTTGTTTTCACTTTCGTCAATGTGCATTCGAGTTTTTAAAGTCGATTTGCTTCCTGGCTTATCAATCCACAATTTTTTAGTCATACTTATATAAGTTCAGTTGCGAATAAACTTCCTGAAGCTGATGCTTCCCTGATGGCAGCAATCTTATCGCCACCATTCACCTGAACATAAATTACTGAATCTTTAGGCAAAAAGGATAGACTTGTCGTTGCAACAGGAACACTTGCAATATGAAAATGGCAACCTGCTGTTTTTGCACACAACATCACAACACTTGTGGTACTACCAAAGGCAGTTGATGATGCTACTGAAGCATCAGTAAAATCAACCTTGTGTGTTGTTCCTGCTCTGCCGTAATATGTATGTGGCATGGCTGATCCTATCTTCTAATGATGTAGCTTACATCTGCTGTTGTTGAAGCAGTTTGTTCGCCATTGCTTCGAATGTTAATTGCGTCTCCTGCATTGACTTCTACTGTGCCACCAAGAGTTAAAGCCACTCCAGTTTCATCAACAGTAGCATCCGCTAAAGTTGCATCAATAGTTGTATCCGTACCATTTTTCATAATGTCAAAAGTCGTAGCTGCATCAATAACAGTATGGACATTCATATAAATAACTTTCAGCTTTCCTTCGTCTGGAATTACTACAACAGGACTTGCATTGTCTGCTGTTTGAATGGCAGTCATGTTGCCACCCATAATAAAATAATCGTTTAAAGTTCTCATTCTTTCCTCTATTGTTCTAATCTTTCGATCTTCAATAAAAAAGAGGGCGAACTAACTTCACCCTCCTTATATTTGTAAATAAAATTACGCAGTTAGATTAAAGATTCCGAAAGAAGAATTTGGATTCTTTGCTTCCAAAGTCCATTCTGCTAACATTAGTCTTTTATCACTATCGCCTGACTTTCCAAGTACGCTAGTTTGGAATGGTCTTAAATAAGATATTCCCCAATATTCCATATCTAGAATATCTACTCTGTTTGCGTTTTGGTGTCTATCAGGCACAAAGCTCACTTCTGAAAAATCACTGACATAAATATCAACTGCTCCGATGACTCTTTTGTCATCAGCGTTTTGAAATGATGTCGCAATTCCATTAAAGCCAGAAGCGATTTGCTTATGACTTGCAGACATGAGAACTACCTTTGGATTGCCACCAAGATCGTAACATTTTTTCAAACCTGCTTTAAGCAGACTTTCTGTAAATGTACGATTAGTGCCACCTGCCGGTGCGGTTGCTCCTGTTCCTACTGGATCGGCACTCAAGCCTCCATCAGAAAAGTTTGCTGCTGCTGTTGAAGTACCAGGAATATTTCCTCCGTACCAACAGCCAATAGATCCAGATTCTCTAGCTGTGCCAGATGATCCTGCGACCTTTGCGTTTTCTGTTGCGATATTTGCGTATTCAATATCTCTTTTTAGTTCTTTACCGACTTTCGCCATTTGGTATGCAAGTTCGTCTCCTCTTCCTGCATTCTTTACGACTTCGTCAGTTCCAGAAACGCCTACTGCTTTACCAGATATTTGCAAGTAGTTCGACAAGCGAACTGTTGCTGCTCTGGTGTCCAAAGCATAGTCATCTCCTTCTTTTTGTGCATTAGCTGCTGCTGCTTCTAGTGCATCTGTTTGCCCAATAATGTTAACACTAAAGAGTTTACCTTTAGTTTCTATTGTTTCATTTTAGATTATTGCAATAGTTCAGACTATATCTTCATCTTAAAAAGATGTTGGGATTTCGTGGAGAGGTTATTGTTGATACTCACTCTCTAGTCGTTACACCTACTATGGAAATTAAAACCATCATAGCTTGGCTCGGTATTGTCCATCTCTGGAGTTTCACCGAATTAACCCAATTTTATATGAGCTACAAATTTAACTCATGATTCGTTTGAGTAGCAGTACCTTTTCCTGCGTTGGAAATAAAAGGTGTCTCAACAGGTGAAATGTTCAGCGAAAAAATGACTAAAAACTGCCATTTTTTACTTGTTATCGTAATTTTTTTAATTATTACTTCTGCATATTGCTATGCAGCTCAGACTATATCATCTCTTTCGAGTTCGGTTTTCGTGGAAGTATTATTTTTTCATCAACTTCTAGTCGTTACACCTGCCATATCATTTTAATTATATGGATTGGCTCGGTATTGTCCTGTTAAGGATGTCCACCGAATTTACCGAATTTTCTTTTACAGCTTTTTAAGACTGTAAAGCTACAATATTATTTATAGATAACATCTGCTAAATCTTCTCTTATACCAACTCTCGAATAGGTTTCTGTGGTGTTACTAGGTACACCCATAGTTTGCTCCTATTTGTTGAAGAACATCTCCTTGAATACATCTTTTGCATCGTCAAGATGTCCTGATTTTTTCAGTTTATTCATTCTCTTATCAAGGTTTTGCTTTTCAACGGATTCTTCTCTAACATTGGAAGCATTGGAGCTGACAATTCTTGGAGGTTTGTTTACCTTATTGCCTGTGAGTTTTGTTTTTTTGAGTTGGTTATATCTATAAGCGTCAGCTAACAGTAAAACTGCTCGATGATCTACCATCATAGCGATTTCCTGATCGGTATATCCATTCTCTTTTGCAAAATTCGTCAGTCGTTTAGTAAATTCCGCACTCTTGTTCTTGTCCGCATAGACTGGAAGTTTTTCAGCCAAGATTTGCCTTTCCTTTGCAAGGTAGTCTCGATAGACTTTTTCCTGCTCGGATCGTTGCTCCTGGTGAATACGCATTTGCTCTTGCTGTGCAAGTTGCAATGCCTCTTTACGCTTGTCTGAATCTGCCTTTTTTTTAACATACTCGGCAGGATCGTCTTGATAAAGGGTATCCCAATCAATCTTTTCCTCTTGCTGCAATTGTTTGGATAAGTGATCCAGTTGTGTTGCATATTGATTTCGAGAACTTTTGACTGCTTCTAACTCTGTCTTTAAATTGCCTTGCAAAGACTCAACATCCTTGCGCTGACTACTTAAATCCATCGTTTTTTTGGTATAGTCCGATTCCCTTGAGTAGCCCTTCGTTAGCTCATTGAGATTTACATTATGCTTTACACCATTAACTGTAACTTCATAAAGTGTCTCTTCACTTTCCGATATGGCTTCATCGTTATCTACTATGTCTTTTTCATTAACATCAATATCTTCTAGGAGAGGATCTTCGGTATCTTTTGCAAGATCGTCTTTCTTCTCTTCCGATACTTTTGTTTCAAGCTCTTCATCGTTCCTTGCAGTCTCTTCGTTATTCAGTAGGGTTGCGATTGCTTGTGCTGTTTCATCTGTCCTAAAGGTTGGCTCTGAAACAGCAGATTCCTTTGCAGGTGTGTCTGCCATTATTGCTCCTTATTTGTTGATCTGTTTTGTTGCCAGTTTACCTGTATCCATTACAGATCGCAGTTGCACCAGAAGGACATTGAGCATCTTTTTCATCATATAGATTTTCTCTCTGCCTTCGGTATCTCTTACCGGTGAGTTCATCCATTCGGCATCTAACTCACCAGAAACTTTTTGTATTGCCTCCACGAATATTTCATCTTCGAGTATCGCTTTGGCTCTATGTCCTCTTTGTTGTTCTTTTTCTAAATCCACACACCCTCATCTTTAAATGGATTCACTCCAGTATATTGTGGTTGTTGTTGTTGTGGCTGATTAATTCCTTGCACTTCAAAAGGATTTATTGTTCCTCCTGATTGCTGTGCATCTCTAATAATTTCATCTCTTGTCATTGTTTTTGCATAAGGATTACCACCTTGTTGAATAACTTGATCTGCTTCATTTTTCGCTTGGATTTGATAGTTAATTTCTTCTGGTGTGAAAATGCTTGGTTGATTTGTTGCCAGTCTATTTCCACCTAAATTTGCTGCTTCTGCATTGCTAATAATTCCTAAAGCATTTCCTACATTAAATGTTGATTCACCCTTATCATCGGTTGTCATGCCATAACCTCTTTTTTTCAATTCTTGGATGATAAAGTTTCTTCTCATTTCGTTTTGTTTTCCAAATGGAATGCTAAACCAAGATGGCATAAATTTTCCACCTATGGTTTTTTTGTATGGATCGCCTTTCAGCCATCCATCATTAAGATAGCTCAATAATTCATAGTCTCCCATTTCTCTCATCTCTTCGATGCTATGATATTCTTGTTCCTCTTCCTCTCGGTCATCATCATCTCGTTGTTCGCCATAGGATTGACCAAATTGCTCTATGGGTTGGCATACGCCATCCACTAACATAAAACCTTCTGGACAAGGATCTACAGTTTCATCAACGCTAAAATCAATTTGAGGATTTGGATATAAAGCTGAAGGATCTAAATCTCCTGCTAATTCCTGTTGCGTTCTGATGTCAAAAATGGGATTGCGAAATTGACCTGCTGTATTTACATTAGGCGATGCAGCATAACCACCACCAAGATAATTGCTGATGATGCCTTGCGCTTCTGATCCTTGCATGAATGGAGTAAATGCCATTAGTTGTATCTCTCGTTTATCATGGCTGAATCAATGATCTTGGTTGCCAGTTTTTCTTTTTCCATTTCCTTGCCTTGTTCTTGCTTAATAATGTCGGTTGCCAATTTTTGCTGATCCAGGTTTAACTTTCCTGCCTTGAACACTTCATCGGCTTTTTGCTTTTGTTGTTTTAATTGTATGTCCGCCTGATTCTTGGCTGCTCTCATTTGTATATCCTGTGCTGCCAGTTGAAGGGCAGGATCTTGTTCTTGTTCTTTTGGTTGTGGTGGCTGTGGAGGTTGTGTAGCAGGATTGACAAAGAATTGACTCGCATCCTTGTATCCACTGTTTTGTAAATAATTTTCTAAAGTGTTGTAGATATTTTGTGGAGTCACTAATCCCATGCTTCCTGCCTGTAACAACTTTTCCTGTACAGCTAAAACTCTTTGCAGAACTTCAAGCCGTTGGTCTTGGTTTCCTTTTCCTAGACCGACTTGCACAGTACAGTCATAACGATTCACCCATTCTCTGGGATCAACCGAAACAAATTTGCCTCGCAATTTTATAATTCTGTCTTTGTCTTGGTATTCGCAAACCACCGACAGAACATTCTTAAATATTTCTTTCACGCCTTCAGCAAAACTTCTTGCAATCAATTCAATGCGCTGCGTTGAGCTGTTCATCATCTGATTGACAGACTGTGCTGTGGTGTGTGACTTGTTAATCGTATCTGGATTCAATCCCATCAGTTGATTGGGAACGCCAGATCGCTTTTCCTTGACCTCATCAATTTTTTTCAGCATCGCCAAACCATCATTCAGGAAGTTGGGCGTTTGCATTGCTGTAACGGCATTGGGCGATTTCACTCGCACTATGCTTCCAGGTCTGGTAGTCAGCAAGTCATCCAAATTGGCTTGTCCATCAACGACAATTGTTCTTCCTGCATTCTGCATATACATATTATCAAGCGTTTGACGCATGATGGATGTACTCATTAGCTGAACATCAGCAAGAAGGTCGTACATGGATAAACCAAAAAATCTAAATGGCATTGGTATTGCTACGCACATCGCAAAAGGCAAAATGGAGATTTCTTCGTTTTCCAGAATGTTGTAGCTGTTGTAGCCACTTCCTCCTACAATGATTTTTCTTAACTCGGCTATGCCATCGCCATCGACATCCGCTTTCATGTAGCATTCAGTAATCTGAACAACTCGCATGGCAGGATCGACAGTATTCGATTCCAAGTCCGTTGCAGCATCGTCATAGCTTCGCCTGACTATCGCTTCGGTGTTAAAAAATTCACCTTCGGCACTTGGCAGGTTTTCAACATCGGATTTCTTGAAACCCATGTCGATCAATTCGGATATGGTCTTTGTCACCCTGTGGGCAATGAAATTGCAATCCTTCAGGGATTTGGCTCTGGAAGAAACCAGAATCTCTTCCGGTGGAACTGGCTCAATGGCGCATCTTCCGTATTCCTTTGTCCTGCGTACTTCGACATTGTAGGACACATTTGATTCAGCCATTCCCTCTTCAAGTCCTGGCTCAACTAAAGCTGCCTCTCTCTCATCCACCACTTCCTCTACATTGATGACTTCCACTTCATCGTCAATCAACAGAGCTTGGTATTGCGTTTCGTCTAAATTCCTGTAGCGTTCTTTTTTCTGCTCTTTGGATACTTTCCAGTACACCTTGCAAAATCCATTCTTTTGCAAGAGGGCAGTCTTGAACATGGATTGTAAAATTCCAAATCCATCGTTGTCATGGTTAAATATAAAATTGCAGTAGTCAGAAATTTGTTCTGCATATTGCACATCCTCTGGCTGCGTTGGCTCAAAATTAACTACCTTGTCCGATTGCGTAAACATTCGCATCAGGCTCGGCAGGATGGATTCAATGACTTCCAGTAAATCCTGACTAACGACAGAACTGCGACCTTCCACTTCGTTGCCCAACGGCTCACCCAAATAATACTTGAGTGCGCTTTCTCGCTGTTTTGACAAGTCACTTGCATAGAAGCCAAGAGATCCTGAAATCTCCTGCGCTATCAATGAAAGCAATTTTTGTTTTGATAATCGTGCCATGTGTTTTAAACTATTCCTAAATTATTGTATTTGATTTTGGTACTCCACTCGCTTGACTGGTTGTTGCCAACAGCGAAATACCTGAAAGCGTCTGCTGCATGGCTACACCAGGAATGCTCTGGTTTATTTTTAAGTTCTCCTCTTTCAGTCCTTGCCCAACGATATTGACGCAGGGCATCGAGTCCATGTTTGCATTGTTCGTGGTCAAACCAACATCTTGACAAGACCATTCGGACAGCGTTTATGCCATCTTCGACAGGGAGCTTGGGAACAATGGAAGTTCTCATGCCTAAAGACTGTGCAGTCTCTACTCGTGATACTCCAGTTCCTAACTCCCTGACACTAGCATCATGTGGGAGGTAATGCGTATCGTAAATGTACTTCTTCTCATCGAGAACAGTTGCATAAAATTCTAAACTCTCACCACTATCCTCAAAGTAGTCTATGACATGGAATGCCGATCCTTTTTGCTGGACAAACCAGATGGCAGTCTTGTCTGCCATTCCGAGATCCCAAAAGGTATTAACCTTGATTCCTATCTCATAGGGTACTTTTGTAATTCTTTTTTCTTCTTCCGCCTTCGCCAATCCTTTTGCGTAGATTGATCCTAGTGCTGCCGAGTCAAACGAGCATTCAAACTCCGCCTCATAGACTTCCTCCGGCATCATGCTCTTGGCTTCATTCAGTTCCAACTCCGATATGATTTCAGTTTCACTCGCCTTAAAAGTATGGGCATACCATTCGTCTTGATGAACGGCATGGTCGTACAGGTCAAAGAAGGTGTTATGACCTTGTGGCGTTCCGATGGCGATCATCCTGCCACTTAAAAACTTCTGCTCTTTTCCTAGTTCGTATCTGTCCACCAATGCAGGTCGGACAATCTCATGATAGAGTCTGGGAGGAAATTGACTAACTTCATCCATCACGCAGTAGTCTATTCCAAGACCACGCAGCGAGTTAGGTCGTTCCGTTCCGAGAAGCTGTATCCTGCCACCATTGGGCAAGTCGCATCGAA